TGAATGTTTTTATTTAATAAATATTAAACACTTTCGGTTTGGAGCAATTCTTCTTGTTTTTTGGTTTTGGTTAATGAAAAATTAAAATAATAATTTCCATTAAAATTCTCGTCATAAATTCTTGTTACAATATCTTTTAAATTCTCTTTTATTTCTTTTGATTTAAAATCAAGTTCTTCTGATGACAGATAAAAATTTATTTCTAAATTCATAAATGATTTTTTTCCTAATGTTAATCCACTTGAGCGTAAGTCTAAATCAACAATGAAATTCTCATCAAATAAATCTCTGTCTAATGTTTCAAATACCGAATGTTTAATTGACCTACTTAAATTAAGAACAACCCTTGTCCAATTTTCAGGTTCTTTTATTGGTTCTACCCACGTTTGTAAATTTAAATACAATGATTTAAAATTAATTGAATCAACAGTTCCATACACAATTTTAGATGTACCAAACCCTTGTATTTTTGAGGTTTTCCCCTTTTTCATTATTTTTCATATTATAATCGTTTATTTTTTTAAAATATAAGTATATTTACCATTATAGTCAAAAACCTAAAAATTATGTTAATAGTTAAAGTAGATAAGAACTCAAATATTGAAAGGGCACTTAAAGAATATAAGGGTAAAATTATTAAAACAAGACAAAGTTCTAAATTAACTGAGAGAAAAGAATTTGTTAAAAAATCAGTTAAAAAAAGAAACGTACTCAACAAAGCTAAGTACGTTCAAAAAAAATATAAGAACAATCCTAATTAAAGATTCTCATTTAAACTTTTCATCTTAAAATATGTAAGTTTATCATATTTTTCAGATTCAACTTTACTTATAGTTTCATTAATTCTTTTACCAGTTTCATAATCAGTATTTTCTCTTTTTAAAGAAGATAATTTAGAGATTACCGATTCTTTTAGAGACTGAAAGTCTTTACTTAATTTATCGTCATCCTCAGATAATAAATTATATAATTCTTTTTTATCTGATTCACTCAATGTCTCAATATAGTTTGTAATTGTTTTATTAGCTATTGATACCATAGAACTAATAGGTACTTTTGGAGATTCCTTTTTAACGGTAGGTTTTTTCTTTAGTGACTCATATATTAACCTTTTACTGTTAATTCTTGACTCAATGGTTAATATATTATCTGAAAATAATTCATCAATGTGAGAATAAACATTTTCTGTTTTTATATTTTTAACCCACTCATTTAATTGTTTTAAACTACTTGGTTTAATTTTTGAAGTTGTTTTAGAATATAAATTTTTACATTCAGTAATAAATTCATCAACAACTGACTCAGTTAATCCTTTATTTGAGGTTAACTCATCGTAAAGATAAAACAATTTACTAATGTCTTTGTTCTCCAACACATACGTCTTAAAGTTCTTTATCTCGTCTTTAAAAGTGTTTTTACCATATGATTCAGTTAATAACTTCTCAACTTTTGATTTTAATATCCCTATTTTCATTTTTTCGTTTTTAATATAAATATTAACTATTTAGAAGTTTATCCAATTGAGACTCTATATCCCCTAAAGAATTCTTAGCTTTAGATAAATCAATGAAAGAATCGTCTTCGGTTAAATTATCACTTTCTAATAATATTTTTAAATTATCTCTCCTCTCAAAAGATTCAGGTGTTACTCCCGCTTCACCACCTGGTGGTGGTCCTGGAGGTGGTGGAGGACCTCCTATTTCACCACCTAATCCACCCATGTCTCCACCAGGAGGAGGTGGAGGTGTTGCCGCAGCATTTTGAGTTCCGCCTGATTTATTACCATATAATTTATCAATATTATCAAACACACCTGTGTGAGTTATTATTGTTGCGGTATTTGTTAATTCAGCGCCAACTGCTTTCTCAATTCTTTGTTGTTGTAAATCAAGTTTAATTTCTTCATCTGAAAACCCTAAAATATGTTTTTTAGCCCAAGAAACTGAAACAGGGGCAATACCCTCAATACCAGCAACCGCATCTTTATATAATAATATTTTTTCTTTCCAAATATCAACTTTCAATAAATCAGCTTGTGAAGAAGGGTTGGTTAATCCTAATGTGAAGTTTGATAATTCATCTTCAAACCCTAATAAGAATAAATGAACAATTGCAATTTTATTTAATTCGGCAATCATACATTTTTGAATTCTGTTAATGGTTCTTGCAAATCGGATATCCATTAAAGATAAATCTTTACCTCCACCAACAGGTTCCTCAAATCCTAAGAATGCTTTAGGTACACGTAACGCTGTTAATAACTTCTTTTGGATATATTCAATATCGGCAATTTCAGCCAAGTTTTGGGCACCAGGCAATGTATCAATTGGGCTAGCCGCTGCTGGGTCACGTACAGGAATGAAGTAATCTTGGTCAACCGCCATTTGGTTAAATCTCATATCAACATTACCTGTTTGAGAATCTACAACCTGACTTCTTTTGAATTTGTTTGCAACACGTTGTACATATGGTTCAACGTCTTTATCGTCCATATTACCAACAAATACTTTGAATACACGTCTTTCAGGGGCTCTTGATGTACGATATATTAACATCGCATCTTCAGATAACAATAATTGTTTCCAAATACGTCTTGCTTTTTCTAACATTGACGTACCATAAGGTAATTTACGGTCATCACCTAATAAACGGAAGTGAGCAATTTCCCAAGAATTAAATTCCATATCTTTCGCTTTCCATTTAAATCTTAAACCTTTGTTTTCAACAGGCTCTTCAACATTTGCAGATTTTGCCGCCATACCTCTTTCCAAACGTTCAATTTCAATGTTTGGTAATTGCATACAACCAATAATACCTTTTTCAGCATCTAGTTTTAAATAAACAAAGTTATCACCGTACTTACAAGTGTTTCTTGTCCACATAGGTAAATTGGTGTTAACATCTAAAACATTATTAAATAAATCCGCTAAGATTGATTTAATACGTTTTGATTCTGAATATATTTGTAACATGAACCCATTTTGGTCCACAGTTGTGGATTCTTCACCGTATATGTCTAACGCCGCAGAAATCTCAGGGGTATACTCCATTGATTCATAATCGTAGAATGAAGCCAAACGTGTTGGTTCATAATACACTGCCTGAGTATATAAGTTACTTTCAATTTTAGTCCATTGATTAGCTAAATAATAAGTTTGTTGTGCTTGTAATTTTTCCCTATCATAGTCTTGTTTTGATGTGGTTTTTAATAATTGTTCCTTATCAAACTTATAAGTGGGATAATCTTGATTTAATAACGAGTTTGGTCCAAACGCTTGAGACAATCGTTGCCAAACTGTTAGATTATTTTGTTTATTTTCCATATAGCAATTTTAATTCTATTTATCAATAACTAAATAGTATGTTTCTTTGATAAATATTATCTAGTACCAAATAACCACCCATATCTCATATAGTCTTCGCGAGAAACTTGAGAACCCCCATTCATTTGTCTTATTCTATCTTGATAATGAGGTATAACAGGGTTAAAATCTAATGTTTTTGACGCTTCATCATTATTACTTACCGTCCAAGATTCTAACATTGATTTGGTATGTTCGGTTACTTTTGTTAAATTACTAAACGATGACTCACCTACATAAGTAGCCATTGCGATAGACATAAGTAAGTCATCGTGTCTTCCTTTTTGGTGGTCAGGTCTACCGTTAATATATATAAATGTATCCATTTCATTATATAAACGATGACTATATATTTTAAAATCGTGTCTCATCGCTTCTTCGTATGAAGCAATAATTTGGACACGTTTATTGTTAAAGTTAATACCTGGTATTTTTTCGGCCGATTTAGGATTGTACTTCCAAGTATTACCCAATTCTACACCATCAGTATATAAATTTTTATAACCTAATTCTTGTAATTTACGTGAGGTTGATACTCCCATACCTCCTGTAATATCTATCACAATATACGCTGAATACATATTACCCCATTTGTAACATATTTCAGCCATTGTATCTGGGGGTAATTTCCCAACAAATTCCGCAACTTGCTCACGACTATCAAAGTCAATTATTTGGAAGGAACTAAAATCTTCACTATCACCACGACTAACGTCAACCCCCATTATGTATTTGTGACCCACAACAGGTTCTTTCCAAATCCATAATTGATTACCCAACATTTTATTTTGAGGTTCTAATAAGTAATTCTCACGAATTTTTTGCATTAATTTTGAGTCAAATACATTATCACCTGAACCAAGAAAGTTACATTCCAACTCTTGAGAAACTTTACGTTTATCGTATTTAAGTTTCTTAACCATTCGTTCAAACCAATCAGAACACGGTTTATATCCGTTATTCATCAATTCTTTAACGTCATCAAAATTTCTTTCTGAAAATGGTTTGTCAGCCCAACTAATTATTTTTTCAGGACCATACTCCTCTTTGTTTAAAAGGTAATGAATTGCGTCATCAGTTTTAATAAAATATAGGTCACTAGTATAACGTGGGTCACGATACCAATACATTTCGGTAATTTTGAAGTCGTTCATACCACGTAATGCTTGGTCGTAAATTTCATAATAAATAGGGTCATTACCGTTAGGTGTTGAGACTACAATTACTTTACCACCCGTAGACAAGGACGCCATACAAGCTGACCAGAAGTCACCATCAGCATCAATGAAGGCCGCCTCATCAAATATTAATATTGTTGGTGTAAACCCACGTAAGGCATCTTTGGATGTTGCAACGGCTTTCACCTCACATCCATTTGTTAATTTATAATGTTTTTGTGAATTTTTCTCAGGTGCAAATCCAACCCCAACCCAAGATGGCCATTGACCGACAAACGCACGAATTTTATTAGCCATCTCTAAAGATGTATCTAATTTATTGGCGATTATAAGAATTTTTTCAGGTTTTTCTTTGGACGCTAAGACCAATTTTTTAGAAGACCAAGCGGCGGTAACCGTAGATACCCCCGCCTGTCTATATTTTAATGCAATGTTTTCATTGTAATTTTCGTAATCCTCTAACAAAGTAATTTGGTCAGGGAATAACTCTAGTGGGACATACTTAGAAACTGTATTGTCGTATGTCTGCAAATATGTTCTTAATGCGTATACAGTATCTCTTTTACATTTAACATATTCTAATAATATCTGTTCTTTACTTAAAGACATAAATTAATCCTCATCGTCTAACCAAGACATATCACTGTCCCAATCATCTTCTTCACTTTCTTCATCATCATATTGAGGAGCATTTTGTAAGTATTCTTTAATTTCCTCAATCATTTTATTAATCATTTTTTGGGAGCTATTATCACCTCTTAATATTGCGTCAGTCAATTTTTTCATTTCATCAGCGGATAACCTACTGAACCTGTTGAACAAATATAACTGAATGTGTCTTTTATCATCATCAAATAAATCTGAAGGAATCATGCTTTGGAATTTAGACCAAATTACAGGTCCTAATAATGAATCCCAAATTTCACCTGGTAATGTGTCTTCAGCACCTAAAACCATTTGTGCCTGTTTTTCATTTTCAGGCAAACTATCCCAAGCCATGAAATCAAGTAATCCTTTTACCAATTCGTGAACCAATAATGGTAATGTTGGCGCTTTAGCTTTAATAACAAATGGACCACCCTCATCTTCAGGTTCTTCAAATGATGACTGACCTAATTGGCCACCACCACTACCAGCCATTTGTTCCATATCAGGATATAACCAATATAAATGTTCCATAATTGCTTGTGAAACATTGTATAGGTTCATTAATCTTGGGTCAATACTTGCAACCTCATCGTTTAATGTTTTATATAAATGACCTAAACTAAATGCCGCTCCTTGAATCATAGTGTTAACCATTCTTCTTTTACCTCTTTCACCTTCAAACGATTTTAATGCGTCTTGTTGCATTTTTTTACCGAAAACTTCCTCAGCTTGTTTTGAATCAAATTTACCACCTAATTCCTCAACTTCACGAGCAAAGTCTTCAAGTTCCTCTTTGTGTTTCTCAGCATCTTTAAACGCTTCAATAACATCTTCTTCTGAAGGTTCTTCAGCCGAAGTTCTCATACCTTCCGCTGCACCCATTGGTCCCGAAATTAATGTTGCTTCAAGTCTAACTCTTTTATTAAATGGTGGTTTGTCTAAATTAAAATGACTCGCAACCAAGTTTTCGGCTAACTCCTCAATCTCTTCTTTCTTTCTACTCTGTATTGACATAATGGTTTGCAAATCTCTCATCGCCGCCATCATCAATTGCATAAATACTTGTTGTGGATTACCCTCCACTACACCTGACTTATCACCAAGTGCTCTTTTTACTTTCTCAACTGATTTTTTAAAACCTTCACTACCTAAAATATCAATCAATTCTTGGGACATACCATATTTGGCATATGGATTTTCACCCTTTTCAAATTTACGTTGACGTTCAGGCTCCATTCTAGCACCGCCAACTTCTGAGTAATCAATCGGAGCTTCACCAATTTCTTTCTTAACTCTTTCTAAAAGAACTTTTTCATCTTTAGTTAACCCCTCATTAACTAATTTTTTTTCTAAAGTTTTTTTTACTTTAAAAAATTTCTCCATATTTTCGTTTAAACTCATCTTATTATTATTTAATTCCAAGTGATTTTGATGATAACCAATCAGGTAATTTTGCCTTTGGTGCTGGTTTAGGTTGTTGTCTTTTACCAGGTCTGAAAGGGTCGTTCTTATCGGGTGTTGTTTGTTTTTCTCTTTCGGGAACTTTAACAGGTGCGGGCGCAACTTCAGGTGCCTCACTCATTTCTTTATGATGTTTCGCCTTTGGTGCTGGTTTTGGTTGTTTTCTTTTACCAGGTCTGAAAGGGTCATTTTTGTCAGGACGTTTTTCGGTTTCTCTTTCTTTTTCCTTTTCTTTAGTTCTTTCCTTTTCAGGAGCAACTTCAGGAGATTCCATTATTGTTTTTATAAAATCTTTTTTTGTCATTTTTGGGAAAACCGTATTCTCAATTATTTGAGAAAATTCATCTTCTAAAATACTTTCCCATTTTAAACTTGGCCTAATATCCGCAATTTTATTAGCCATATTTTTGTTAAATGCTTTACCAACCATGTCCATATAACCACCTTCTTTAGCTTCAGTTTTTTTAACTTTTTTAGGTAGTCCTTTATGTTTTGTTGATGCAAAATCTTCTAAATCTTTTTCAGACATTTTTTTAGCCATATCTTTAACTGATTTAGATACTTTTGATTTAGGTGTATCACCTCTTTTAACAGAAAGAGCTAATCCCATAATTTTTTGTTGTTGTTTTGATACCGCCTTTTCAGTCATTTCACCCTCTTTAGTGACAATCATTTTTTTCTGATTAGGGTCTATAGTAGCCACCCCCTGTAATTGTTTGTTAGCCAAATTCACATCAGCAGAATTACTTAAATCAAAAGTTGTAGTTGTTGAAGTTTTAGTTACCGCTTCTTTAGTTTCTTTTTTGGATTTACTCATCCTTTTATGTAAACCATCAATTTGTGATTCATTAAGGGACATAACCCAAGATGGTTTTAATCCGTAACTGATTAGTCCTAATATTTTTTCATTAGTTTTCATAGACCACTTTTTTTTCAAATTCTAAAACGATATCACGTTCATATAATTTATCTTTTACTTTCTGTTCGTCATCACCAAAATTAAAAACTAATCTTTTAACTCGTGTAAAGTCAACATACTCATTTTCTTTCTCCCAAGCCAGTGCGATAACACCGTCCATAGAATCCTCCATACAAAAATAGTCAGAATTTTGAATAACTTCCAATTGTATGGTATCATTTTTCAAAACCCCGACTTTCTTTACAAATTCTAAATCGGGAGGACTTGGGTATCCATTTGAAGGTTTGGATTCCCAAGATTCTCCCCAAATCTCATCCAAAGTATCTGAGAAGATAAATTCGTAGATATTATCACCCTTATAATTTGGACCTAATTCATTTACATAAATTAAATAACTCATAAAATACTTCCTTTAGGAGTTACT